CTTCTCCCATATAAGAAGTGGAATCCTGCGGGGTCGGGTTCCACCCACCCACAGGGCGATTGCCACAATAATCCTCGCAAAATCGTACGGAAGAACATTCGCGTTTGCCCATTCGCCTATCTTTTCCATTGTCTCCACACAGAGAATAGAAATAATTGAATTGGAGGCACCCATGCCCTTACTAGTATCGATTCCAAAGATATACGTTTTATTCTGGTCCAGCCTCCCCAACAACAATTCCACCCACAGAGATAAACTCCCTTTATTTGTTTTTCTCACGGTAAGTTTCGAGGTATCGTGCATCTTAATAATCTTAGGTATCATTTCATTCGTGACATTTTTCTTAAAATCGATGTTATACTTCGAAAGGGGTTTCCGACCGAATAAATCTCTATGTTGTTTGAGATTCGGGATACTGAAAAATACATCGCCCGATTCAATATCCCGCATAAGAATTTCCTGAGCGACAACCTTCGGGGAGCGACGTAATACTTCCTTGTTAAACCACGGGGACTTAATTTCCCACTCGTTGGTCTTTTCATTTCGTTCCACATAACGCCCACGCCCTTTGTCGGGGTGTTCATACCACGGGAGCATAAACACTTTTATCTGGCCGGAGTTAATCCAGTCACTATATTCCGTGCCAGCACCGGCGGGAGTGCTGTTCACTATTCGACAAGGAGTTACGTCAGCGGTCGCTGATCGCATCGCCTCACCATTCTCCACTTTCGCGAACTCATCGAGTAATACGATCTTTCGCCGGTCGCCAGATGCGGCATGTTTCGTCGTTGACTCACCATCGATAATAGAATTTGTTATGGGGTTAAATAAGTGCATCTTTGTTCGATTGGGTTGATTAAGCAAAACTCCGGGGGGGCACATCCACTCGGGGAGCCAAGAGTTTATGTAATCATGTTTCCAGAAAAGAGCTTTCGGGTTTCCGGTCGCATCGACATATTTCTCATTACGTGACAGTTCTAGCATCATGCAATCTTCATGGAATAACCAATACCAATGAAGAAGGTCCAAGCAACACCAACTCGCCCCCATGTCACGACTCTTCTTAACTCCAAGATCATGGCCGGTCTCTACCGCGTCTACAAGTTCCCCAAAGAAGATATCCTGTATTTCCCACGTCACCATCGGTACATGAGATTGAATCGCCGGGAGCATAGATCCATCAGGAATCACATCGAATTGCTTAAAGGTCCAAACGAACGTATTTACCCAGAACAATATAGAATCGTGGCAGGCCTTCATCAATTCTTCTTGGAGGCTAATGTCATGCTCCGCTTTACGAAGGAGGGTCTCTCGATACCGGAGATTCGCCTCAATACCTTTCGGCACTATTAGCCCGGTCTTGGAACAAGTCCACAACGGTTTAACGTCCGGAAAAGGCTCCCTAAGTTTCGGTGCGGTTGTAAGATTACCTAAAGTCATTCGACACTATCCTCTGCCATTTTATTTAATTTCGATTTCGTGGTCGCTTTAACCCTATCGGCAAGACTTTTCGTCGTTTTAGTCGCTGACACATCTTGGACTTTCCCTTCCATTCTTTCGAGGAGAACCCTCAGCCATGATAAACTCGGTGCGTGTATAATATCGAGACCGCTCTTAACGTCCAACTCCGTAAAACCTAAAGTATTCTTCCAAATAACATGGGCTAATTTCTCCGCTCGGGCACATAGACGCACTTCGCCGTTACTCTCCTCTATAGTGGCATCCTGAATCGTCGCCATTTCTGTCAAGTATTTTGAAACGAGACGATTTGCTTTCGCTCGGCTATTCTTTTTCTTGTTCACCATCATTTCCTCCGTCATGTATCATCCAGCTACATTTACGGCAACCGGGACAGTGTAATCGCACTATCCTCGGATCCGTTGTTCGCTCGACATTATGGCACAAGGGACATCGCCAAACTGTTTGGATCTGTCGAGATTTCTTGTTGCCGAACATATTTTTCAAGTAACCCTCTCCCCCTTGCTACCGGCACAACTAAATTCATTTCAATCCCTGTGCTGGGGAGGGTCGCCCCAACTGTAATCCCGAGTAAACATCCATCCATAGAGAATAATCCCCCACCACTGTTACCCCAAGTCAACTCCGTATCAGTAATTATTAGATCCGTACCGAACAAAGAATAATCGGTGTGTACATTCGACACAATCCCGTGCGATACGTTATTCAAAAGACCGAGTGGGTGTCCGATTGCATATACCGGTGCCCCCCATCGCGGATATACTTTACTCATCCTAACATGAGGTGCATCCCCTATATCTATTTTCAAAATCGCGATATCATTATTCGGATCGGCGATAATATTAATGCTCATATATTTCGATCCGTCCGGTAAGGTCACGATCATTACGTCTTGATTCTCTACTAAATGCCCAGCTGTCATCACCCAACCGTCCTCAGATATTAACACGCCCGCCCCCGTCAAATTCGCAAAGCCCGCGTGAAGTTCGACAATTGCCGGTAAGGTTTTCGCCACAAGGTTCGGTACAGTATCGCTGTCTAGAGAGACTGGAACCATCATAGCTCCCACAAACATAGCAAAACCGAACAACAAACAAAATAAGATCGCGTTAAACTTCATATTGCTCCTATTGTCAAGCGTTATTAGTCAGCTTAACCACATACGCTTTTCCGTCGAAATCGGTGCCATAATCATCGGTCGTATCTAAACAGACAAGACCCAAGGTAGTGTTTCCGGCGGCGATTGTAATATCTACGAATCCCCCCGGGGGTATGATTCCGATAACATTACCGATTGTGGCAGGAGTCGAATATCCTAATGCCACTATTCCTACCATTGGAGCGAACACTCGATATCTTTCGCCGGCAACTACTGTTGCATCAGCCTTCGCGGCGTTCGCCAAATCAATTATCTGTGCGTCTCCTGCCGTGCAAATTATGCCGTTTGGCCAAATTCCTACGCCCATATTAGTCTCCTTGTTTTATTTTTTGTCTTATTTTACTGATGACATATCTGAGTCTAATTAAACAACATACGAGTAAAAGTAGAGCCGATAATCTCATCATCCAATTCTCACCGCATCATTTGTTAATAGCCGTATATTCTTAGTTCGTCCGAGGTCCGTGATGTAAACTTTTTGGATTTTCAGTCCCCAACCGCTGGCCTCTTCTCGTATTTTCTTCAATATACTTTCGCCGAGTCGCTCCGTATCAAACAATTCCGATTCAGTCATGGTGCTTGCGGCTGACAACAAAACCCCCAAGAAAAGAGCGATTAAAGATTCCTCAGAATCTCTTACCTCCAGCATAGCCTTTCGTATATCTATAACCTTATAACGAATCGCCCCGCTTATTACCATATCCCGCCCATCCTTTGACGTAATACTTTGACATCGGACATCCTGTACCTGCGTCGTTACCGTCGCCCAAAATATCTCCTGAATAATTGGCCACAGAAAATACCATCCCGGCCCCAGTACTTTTATTCGTGTCCCTAACGTACATCGAACGCCCGCCTCATCCGGTTGAATGAGTTCAATTCGAGGCACCAGTCTCCTGATCGCCTCATATAGTCGCGTCAAAAAATCCATGTCTCCCCCATATATTTACGGCTTGAGGGCTTCTTCCCTTGCCGCATTTTCCTTCTTGAGCTGGGTGATCGCTTTTTTAAACCGCTTAGAGTCTTTTCGAATTAACTCGGCCTCTACTAAAGTCCGGGCATCGGCTTCGATCTCCCATTTGTCTTCTTCGGCCATCATTTCCCCTATTTGTAGACCTTTATACTCTTCAATATGGACGTAAAAATAGTCCTTCTATACTATCATCGCTGGGTTTAGACTTTTTGCAAGTTAATTCTCAGGATTATCTAATTTTTCTTCGAGATTTTTTTCAATCTCATCGATACTAACGAATTTATCCCGTTTCAGAGCGGCGTTGGCCTCTTTGATATCCTCAGCCTCCATCCTCTCTTCGGCACTGAGGAGTTTTTCTTCGAGGGTGTTGATGTGATCGACGAGTTCATTAATCTTATCCCGCATGGCATGTTTGTTTGTCGAACGTACTTCAAGCATCTTTACCCCCTTCTGTACGTTTTGTACGTTTTATCTCACCCCGTTTCTCTCCGATCCAGTTTTTAATTACATACCCGGTTCGGATTAAACTACAGATCAGCATTATGGCCGCAAAGAGTTCAAGCATGTTACCCCCTGTTCAAATACGCTCTTTAATCCTCTGAGACCACCTTCTTGAAGATGGTCCACCCGAACAATTTAAGTGAAGTCACTCGGTCTCTAGACCTGCGGGACATTTCCTCACAATAGATCTTCAAGATTAAAATCGCCCGATCCTCCTGAAAAGGGGCTGTATTGACCACACAAAAATATGCGGCGAAACCCCCAAAAGTGTTGATGTGTAGAAGATCGAAACCAAACGAGAGAAGTCTTTTTATGGATTTCATGCTACCCCCTATTTTAAAAGCCCAAACCTATGAATACAAAGCAAGCCCCAATTACTATGATAAATACTCCACCTATTACAAATATTCCACCCCAGTCCATGTTACCCCCTAATTTCTAATTCTCCTGTGTCGGGATTAACCTGATAGCCCCGCTTAAAAAGAGCGATATCGGCCCAATACCATTCATCGGGAAGAATTCCCGCTTGTCGCAACTGGAAATTCCTCCACACCAATCGGCCTAAAATCCATCGTATCATCTTACCCCCTTTCCGAGTTAATATTACCAACACCCGCAACATGCCATTAATAGTGACATTAATATTAACATTTTACACCCCTTTCTCATTTTAAATTAAATACTCCAGCATAGCCCGGACAGTGGCCGGGTCTCTTTTAAGATCCCGTAAGGCCCGGTTACACTCCCGGCAGACCAATCCGAAAACCTCCCCAGTCCTACGGTCATAATCCACCAGTATCTTACTGATGAATACGGGACACTTGCAAATGGCACAGCCCTGATTCTGAGCAATAAACATCACTTCATGTTCTGCCGGGTATTTAACCCGGGTTTCCCGTTCGTCCAGACAGGGCGTACAAACAGCGGCGAGAAAATCTCTAGACCTACGATCCGCCCCAAATTTCTCTACCAGTTGATTTGCCCCACAGACCTTACATTTTTTCGTCATTGATATCTTACCCCTTTCAAAAATGGTATGGGTCGCGGTACGCCCTAAGCCTCGCCGTAGCTACTCTACCAACGTACCCCGCCCCACACTATATCATCGCTTATCCCGAGGATTTTGCAAGGGAACTCCTGTAATTTTATAATATTTTTTTATATTTCTTATCGCCTACCTATACCGGTACAAAACGTCGGCACCTTAGTTTTTTGAGTAGGCCCCGACAGAGTCACGTTTTTAGCCCAATATCCCCGGTGGTCCATGCACAACCCTGAGCAATTACCGTATACTCAGGCCAGCTAACCTATTATTGTAGTTAGACTTATAATGGTTTTTTCACTATTTCTCTGTCCCTAGCAAAAGTTAATCCGAGTTAGTTCTATAGAGGCCCCTTTTTACATTATATTACATTATTATATACGCTTATGTAATATACTATATATTCCCTCCTATACTATTAATATACCCCCTAGACCACTAGGGACAGTATATAATATAGAGGTTAAGTTGTTAGGAGTAAAGGAGATATAGTGGCCTAAGTATAATCCTTAATGTCGGGGACTACTTAGGTACTGCCTAGGCCACTACATGTTATAGTCGTTATAGTTGTTAATATAATTATAATTTTTACACGTCTCCGGACTCCTAGAGAAGGTACTATCGCTACAGGCCGGATTACCGGAGGGTACTACCCGGGGTATCGGATATAAACAGTCTTAGATATATTGGATGGGTTTCGTCGCGGTTCATCTGTGTCGGTGTGTCGGCCGCGGGCGTACGGGACGTCGTCATTATCAAATTAATACGGATACATACACAGATAGTACAGCTACAGCGGACTATGTTAGATAATTACTTAACATACAGAGTGCGGATAATAGATAGATAGTGGACATACAAGATGTGGTTAAGCTAAGTAGTCTATGAGAATATTACCATTGGCCTATTTTATCCTTGCAATAACTTATCAATTATGATATGATACTGTAATAGAGAATATTGTTTAAATGACTGGAGAATATGATGATAAGATACAGAGTAGATGATAAAGACGGTAATTGTATGATGTCCGGTCAGGCATCGAGTTATACAGAGGCGTTACAAGGAATAGAACGCTGGATTGAGAATATCGACGATAAGATGTGGTCAATCGGTAAAATTAGTATTGAATAGCATAGGGGAATAGATAAAATGACAAGAGAGTATAATACCTGCAAATACACTTATGAGGTTACATTTATACGACCGGACGGACAACAGAGTTATGACCATGTACGGGCAAACAGTAAACCTCAAGCTAAAAAACGAGTTTTATCTTGGCCCGATGTTATACGCATTATCGGGGAACCATCCAGAATAAAATAAATCTTACAGAGTACCCGGAATTGTCTTGACATTGGATTGAAAATAGGGTATAGTCTTAATATCAAATTAATGATATTTGACAAGTTAAGAGGTGATTAGAGGATAAGAGGTGATGATATGAGTATTAGTATTGACTGGGGACATATGACACAAGATGAGGTGTTAGAAGTGGTACAAAGGGGTATCGTCCACTTAACAGAAGAGCAACAGGAAAAGACATAAAAGAATTAATTGGAGATTAAAGACATGAAAACATGGGAACTAATCGAGGCCGTACCGGTCGAGTGTACTCTGGATGGTTCGGGAATATACACGGTCATCCACCGACGAACTGGTACGGAAACTCACAAACAATATCAAGATAGCCGGGTATTCGTCCGATGCGACATAATGTCCAGCGATGATACACCCCTTATCAGTTTTCAAGGATTAGAAGACGACGTACGAAAAAACGTGATCCGGTGGATCGGAGAAAATGGATACGCAATATCCGCAGAACACGGATCATATATCGGCCGAGAATTATTTAAGGCCGTACATGATTTTCACTATAAACAAGATTGAGGATATGGAGATAAAATGAAAGATTGTAACCGTACAAATTGTAATTGTAGAAAATGTAAGAAGTTTAACGCCGATGCCAAAAAGGCTGTCGAGCGTGAAAATCGTAAACTCGTCCGGTATCAAGCCCGGAAACAACGAACTGCGGGACGTACTTAAAATAAAAACGTCTGAGGTCGTTTGTACTGGACGATCTTAAGAATCGGTAAGGAATAGTGCCGGGAAATTATAGCAGATTGGAGATAAAATGAGTCGAGAATGCACGATGGAATATTTTAATAAAGAATATCTTGCGTATCGGGAAATCATGGGTTCTACTAAGTACACTGTAGAGCAAAAAGGAGATGCTTTTCGGGGGTTATTGACGGTGTATATGCACACAAAAGTTTTTGATAAAGAAGAGGCAGAAACTCTTGGAACTACTATGCAGGCTATAAGTAAAGAACATGGTTTACGAATTGCACACGAGATCACAAAAGATTTAAAAAAAAACTTCTTGGCATTATGATTTGAATATGGTATAATACTAAAATGGAATTAGAAGTAAAAAACATAATCTTCGGGACGGTTCGGGATTTGATCCTTGAACAGCAACCGGAAAAATGGATCGCCATATCGACGGAGATTTACGAGAAGCTGGATCAACTTAATCCGACTATTTGTGAAGGCGGAGATATCGGGAAAATCGCCTTTGGATCGTCCGAACGTCGGATGAAGATCAAGACGGCGAGATTCTTGACCCGGAAACTCCGCTTAAACTCCGGATTTTTAAATGACGTTGAAATCAGAACAATCCAGACCAGTATCGATGAGATTTTGTTTGGCGAAATGGTTCAAACATATATCTCGACTGGATCGGACATCGAGAAAAATTATTATAACGAGATCGGTGGACCATCCTGCATGTCCGGTTTCAGTTCGGGCTGCGTTGGATTATACGTCGATAATCCGGATACATATAGTCAACTTATTATGAAACGCGGAAACGATTCAGCAAGAGCGATGATCGTAAAATTAGATAACGGAAAATATATGCTGGATCGAATTTACACCGATGCCGAAGATTTGACCGAGAAAATGAAAAATTACGCAGACGATCAGGGTTGGATCGTAGGTTACGATAGGGATATAAGTGAGTCGGGATTATCGACCCTTGATTTCATAGTTACCGGACTAACATATACAGATGGCGAGGTTCCGTATCAGGATACTCTTGGGTTTGGTCGTATCCGAAACGGATTGTTAGACCTATTAGCGGATAGGCGCCACGGTCACGATTTTACTATGGACGATACAGGAGGCAATATTGACGGTGGTGGATATGAATGTTGCGATTGTGGGGATAGAGTATCCGAAGAGGACTACTGGAGCACCGATAACGGTATTTATTGCCCGTCTTGCTCTGAAAGATTTTACTTTATATGCAATTATTGTAATGATACCACGTCAGACGATGACCGTAGGCATATTAATAACGAGGGTATTGAGGTTTGCCCGCATTGTGCGGATACTCAGTATGCTTTTTGTGATGAGTGCGATGAGTATTTCTCGACCGAGTTTGTCGCGTATATCGAATCGGCTGAAAAATCTGTCTGCGACGACTGTGTGGATCGAGATTATCGACAATGTACTGACTGCAACGAACTTTTTGATAAAAACGATATGGTGGAATTAGAAAATAACGAGAGTATCTGTGAAGATTGTCGGGAGATAGAATTACAAAAAGACATTGGCGACTGTTTGGGTCAGTTACTTCTACCCTTTAAAGACCAAAAATGTCTTCCATTGGAGTTATCATTATCAGCATAAATACAAAAAACCTAAAAGAGTTTTGGTTCAGGCCGACTAAACATATTTTCAAGGACTTGAACGAATCCGTTCTGGATAAAGGACGTATAGATAAACACCGGATATTTATTGACCGGGGTTCGGATGTTTTGATTATAGCACACCTTGATACGGTACAAAAACCGAAGTGGGATAAATTGAGCCGCAATATCCTGTATGCCTCCGGGCTGGATGATCGGCTCGGGTGTTTTCTGGCGTACAAAGTAGCCGAGGAATTGGGTCTTGATTTACTACTAACCGATCACGAGGAACGGGGTGGTACAACCGGGATGTTTCATACCTTAAAAGACTACAACTGGATTGCCGAGTTTGACCGGGGTGGAGCGGATGTCGTTACTTATGATCTGGATTGTCCGGAATTTCTTGATGCTCTGGATGAGTTTTTTGGGGTCGAACAAGGATTGTATTCCGATATTTGTAGTCTTGATACTACGGCTTGTTGCGTAAATGTCGGGGTCGGATATGATCGCGGGTCGGCACACGATAAAAAGAGTTTCGCCGATCTGTCGGTTACTGCCGATCAGATGAAACGGTTCAAGGAATTTTACGTAGTACACAAAGATCATAAATTTGTACGGGCCGAACGGGATTATCGGGACGACTGGGATCAACCCGGATCGTATGGCGCTAACCGATATTGGGATCAGTGTGATATTTGTGGGAATGATAATGCGAAAGAGATATTTGGGTATCTATTATGTTTTGATTGCGTCCAGTATATGATGGAATCGGAAACATTAATTAATGGGATTCAAGACAAAGAATATCAACTTGAGAGGGGGTAAAATGGAAAATTACGAGTGGTGGAATAAGGGGAAATGCAAAAGCTGTACCTATTGTAGTTGGATGTTCCGCACCCCTGAAAATTTTCCGTCGGCCTGTATATTGTTCCAATTCAGTGAGGTTAAAAACTGCTTGGAACAAGGACATAAACATTATAAAAAAGCTACTTCTAAACGGAGAATATGCAGGTTTTTTAAAATACTATGGTATCTCAGAAAAGTTATTTGAAGGTGAAAAAGTATTTTTTAAAAATTACGAGAAAAGACTTGACTTTGTACTGCAATTATGCGATGATAGAATAGAGATAAAAATGAAATCACAAATTAAAAGAGAGGTTTGGAATGGCGAAGAAAAAAGTAAAAAGATTTGACGTATGGGTAACGCGGCACGATTTTGCACCCGGCGGTCATCAAATTAGAGTGTCGAACGTGGCCACGACGGATATTAAGCGGATAGATGGATGTACCATATTTCACAGATGCGGAAGAGGTGGGTTTGGTAGGGATATTACCAAGGCTCAATGTTTGAAACGGTACGGATCCCTTCCACGCCCAGGTGAATGTTGGAATGTATGGAACACCCCAACCGGTCGTCTTCGCCATGAGTTATATCCGATCCTTGAAAAATATCGAGGCACAACATATAAACCGAAGACCCTCAAAGTAGAGAAGAAACATTATCTGTAATACCTCCAATTATCACTGTTGCTACTACCGGGAGGACGGTGATGATAAATACCGCAATCCGGTTTTTGAAAAATGGCGTAAAAATATAATTGACGAGTTTATAGATTACGATCTTACTAATTTTTATTCGAAAGGGAAAAAGATGAACACAGTATTTGAAGTATTAGCAATTCAAGAGCAGACTGATGGGTCACCGGCGAAAATCCTTGTCCCCGTTACGACCGTGATCGCGACCCCAGAAACCGCGGTTCAAAATTTCATCATTGAAAATGCTGGGGCATTAAAAGGAAAGGAAAACGTGCAGATTCTCTGCCGCCCTTTTTGCTAAGCCGTACGTCTCGGTTTCCCGAGTATCACGGGAGTTCCTTGAAAAGTTTCGGCGGGCATATAGAGAGACGATTTTTCGACCTCCACTACACCTCGGACAACGGCAGTATCTCGTCGGATGGGATGGGATCGAACTCGGAACCTACATCAAAGAAGTCGACATCTTCGTTGACCCCGGGTAATATTTTCCGGGTGGCCGATGATAGTGAGAATCGTTATCAAGGGTCGATTTTACAACTCGGTCAGTTTATTTTTATCATCTTTGAGAGTCGTATTTGGAATAAATGTGGGAAGCAGAAGCAGAGTTCAATGGGTTCGAAACATTACAAGAAGATCGGCCAAATGCAGAACCTAGGTTTTTCTCCGATGAATTGGTTCCATGAGGATATGCTAAAGTTACGGAGATAAAATGAGTTACCTTAACAAGAAAGTTACAAGGCAAAGGATTCTCGATAAGATCAAGGCAACCCGGCCACACTGGGACGTAACCCGTGTGTCCGAGGCTGTCTTGATTCGATTGGACGCGAGGATCGACGAGATTTTGGACCGGGCGTGTCACCAACATCCGCCAGTTGGAAAAACTTTTAAGGATATTATATTTTGAGTCAGAGACTATTAATTACTGAGGTCGAGGTGGTAGAGGAAACTTCTGTCTATGAGGCCGTAATTTTCCCGGGGGAAACCCTAAAGGAAGTTGAAGACACCCTAATATATGATTTTTTCGCCGCGGAGGGCAGTTCCTATTTGGGGCCATGGAAAATAAAAATAAAAAACTTGGAGATATATCTTTCTGTGGAACCTATTTTGGTGAAAGTATTCAAACAATTTGGGAAAAAATATCCCGATGATGTGTGGACATTTTACTATAAAGACAGAACAATTGACCATCCCACCGAAAAAGAATTAACGGGGTTTTTATGGAGTGGCTATGAGTAAAAGCAAAACGAGCCGCGGGGCACGGCACCGGTACTTAATGTCCGTGCTGAAACGAAAACTTAAAGGTGCGGGGTCGGCAAAACGAAAAAAGGAAGCAAGGTTGAAATGGCAATAACTTTTGAAGAATATTATGAGAAAACTTTTGGCCAATATGTGAACTACCTAACGGGGAAACTCAGCCGGGAAGAAGCCGAAGACAGGGTCCAGAATGTATTCCTGTCCCTATTACCCCGGAAAGAATTTTGCGAGGAACTTATCGAGAAGGGAGAGCTAGAAAAATACATTCAGGGTGCGATTAATCGACAGCCCGCTCAAGTACTCCGGGAACAATATCGGCGAGTATCAACGGTCAGCCTCGATGCGGATAATATAGATTTCCTATCCTCAATTAGGGACACCCAACACGGCGGGGAAGTAACGGATGAAGTCGAGTTAGATAATTTCTACAAGACTGCAGTAAAGTGTTTAGCCAGTGGTCGGAAGTTGTCGGGGGGTAGTTTTGAAACCGTTGGAGAACTATGGCAATATATTTTTATACAGTATTGCCGGAATGGTAGGACTTTTCAAGAGGCCGGGAAATTGGTTGGACTGTCCCATCAGAACATATCCGCACACTTTGCGAGGATCGTAACGATTTTAACACCTATGATCGAGGCGTTCATTGGTAGGAAAATAGAGGGGCCAGGAAATAAATCAGGAAATGACTTGCAAGAAGTCGATCCTGAACGATGATAAGTATATGGGAAACATAGAGCCGGTCGGATGATCGCAAACGTAAACGCTAAATAGTCATGGACAGGCCAAGTTATTTCCCTTCTATTTTGGAGAGCAAGATGGACAAAATGAGTAAAAGAAGTTGTGCGACTTGTATGGTAAAATATCCCGCCCAATGTGCTAATTGCCAGAGACCCGTTTTGGGGGGTTATCTTAATAACTGGATGGGGAAAACTACGGAGAATAAAATGGAAGATTCAGGCAAACGACAACAATTTGATACCGGGGCAGTACGCGACACCGCGGAAGGGAAATCACGCCCTGATCTCATATCACCTTATGCTCAGTTACGAAAAGGCGATTGGCTACGCCTCGGTGCTGAGAAATATGACGAGCGTAATTGGGAAAAGGGCATGAAGATCAGCCGGTGTATCGCCTCGATATGCCGCCACCTATTCCAATATATGATGGGTTCGACAAATGAGGATCACCTTGCGGCAATCGCTGTGAACGCAGAGTTTATCATGCATTACGAAGCGATGATCGAACGAAATTTATTGCCAAAAGAACTTGACGATTTACCAAAATACGAACAACAAATTGAGGGGAGAAATGAAAACTAAAATCTGTTCTTGCTGTAAAATTGAGAAAAATACCTTAAAATTTTCTAAGAGGACTCTTAGAAAATCTGGGATACAATCAATTTGTAAGGTATGTGAGACCGAGAAAAGGGTAAATTATCGACAGACAATATGGGGGTATTTAATCAATGTCTTCTACAATATTAAACAACGATGCACCAACCCGGAGCATTGGTGCTATAGTCGTTATGGTGGGCGGGGGATTCAATGTCGATTCTCCTCCTCTAAAGAATTTGCATTATATGTAATAGAGGAATTACGAGTTGATCCGCGGGGGCTTGATACAGACAGGATCGATATTAATGGACATTATGAACCCGGTAATATCCAATTTATCACACATCAAGAAAATTGTGTTAAACGATTTAATATTTGAGGTGATGTATGTTACAGAATAACCGTGCCTACGTTAGCCATAGCATCCGGGGAAAACTCGGGGTTAATGCTACTCCTGAGAGTATGGCCGACAATAACCGGCTGGCTCACGAAGCCGCAGTTTTAATGCGGTGCATATTACCTGAAATCTATCTGTACGTGCCCGGGGAACATGACGAAGTAATCAGTTTATTATATCAAGACGGACGATTGAAAGAGGGTGATATTCTTTGGGCGGACTGCGAGATTATTCGGGGCTGTGCTTTTTTAATCGCGTGGTCGCCCGATGATTTCATTTCTACGGGTATGCAGATCGAAATCGATTTTGCTCGTGGGCTAAAAATCCCGGTGTTTATCATTAGGGATCTTATAGACTTTCAAACAGTTAAACCAATTATATTGGGTTTTCTACAGGAGAAAGACGGTGAGTAGAATTTTATGTATAGGCGACTTGCATTGTCCAGTCGAAAGAGTGGGCTATATGCAATTTTGTAAA